CCTCCGGGAAGGGCTGCCCGGTCTGCTTGCTGATCACCTCGGGGCCGGGCGTGCGCCACATTTCGGTGACCGCGCCCACGATGTCCGCGTTGTCGTGGCCCTTGCCACCGTCCGGCGTCCTGGTCTGGGCGTACAGCGTGATGGGCAGGGCGTGGTGGTCGATGCCCCCGGGCTCCAGGTAGCGGCCGTCCGCCGTGTCGTAGCCCTCAATGGCCATGACCGGCAGGAGGATGGGGTGCGCACCCTCGGGCACGCCGGTGGACGCCGGGGCGTCCTTCTCGATCACGGGTGCCGTCACGACTCGTCCGCCTTCCTGAACTGGCCGGGCGGCACCAGGACGCCCGTACGGATGTACTTCTCGAAGTCCTCCACGAGCCCGCCGAGCACCCAGAGATCGGAGAGCAACTCGCCCTCCAGGTGACCGCGTCCGGCGTACGTCACGGCGGCCTGGAGGGCAGCCGCGCGCACCTGCATGTCCGACATGGTGGGGCGGGCCGAGGCCGGACCGCGAGGGGGCTGGGCGTTCACGAGCCCTCCAGGAACCGGGACTGTAGCTGCTGGATGTGCTGCCACCGGGCGCGCTCCTCCTGCGCCGTGGTGCCGGTCCGGCCGGCCGCGTCGTCGCCTGCGGCCAGGGCCAGAATGTTGGCCATGTCCTGGGTGGGCACGGCCAGGCGCTCGGCCACCTGCTCGGCGTAGGCCGGCAGCGCCCAGGCCGGGACGTAGTCGCACATGCAACCGACGTGGTCGCCGGGCTGGAAGTTCTCGCCCACCCACGTGTACCGGTCCCCGTACTTGCCGGCCGTGGCCAGTTTGGGGTCCGTCCAGCCGGCGAACCGCTCGGCCTCCAGGTCCCAGTGCGGATCGAACCGCCGGTCCTGGGTGGTAATGCCGTACACCCAGGTGTAGCCGACCTCGTACCCGCCGTGCTCCTCCAGCTCGTGGCGCACGGCCTCCCCGTTGCCGAGCCCGCCCACGGGTTCACCGGTGACCGAGCGCCCGTACTCGTCCAGGCCGCCGGAGGTCTCCGGCAGGCCGCCCACGACCGCGAGCGCACCGCGCACGAGGTACGGCGGGACGGTGCCCTCCACGGGCTCCCCGTCCTCCTGCTCGTCCTCGGTGGGCAGGCTGAACACGAGCCGCGAGGCGCGCTGGAGGAGCTGCTCGTGCAGCCGCTCCCAGCCCTGATCGACGCGCGCCCCCATCTCGGACCGCAGCCGCTGGGCGACCTTGCGCCCCTCGGGTGAGTCGCTCTTGAAGCCGAGCATGCGCAGCACCCGGGTGGCCACCGTCTCGATAGCCGCCAGCGTCCAGGAGACGAACCGCTCACCGAGCGCCGCGAACGCGCCCGCCAGGAGGTGGCCGTCATCCGCGTTCAGCGCCAGCGCCTGCGACCGGCCCACGACCTTGCCGACTGCCAGCGCCTCCACGCCCCGCAGGCTCGCGGACAGCTCGGGCCGCGCGGTCGCCTTGGCCCGCAGCCGGCTGCCCGCCTTCTCCAACGCCCGGACCATGGCCTGGTCGGCAGCGGCCAGGATCTGCGAGCGGAGCGCCCTGTCCACCTCCACGAGGCGCGCGGACTCCTCCAGCATCACCCGGTACCGCCAGGACTCCTCGGCCGCGAACGTGGCGCTGGAGGCCGAGGAGAGGCGGATCAGCGCGTCGTGCTTCTCCATGCCCAGGGAGCAGGTGCCCAGGAGGGTGAGGTCCGCACCGCACGAGCACATCCGGGGGCGGCTCGCGCTGGCGACCACGTTCGGCGGTCGCTGCGCCACCGGCACGCCACCGGTGGGTGCGGGCGCGGCGGGTGCGCCGGCGGGGGCCGGTCGCGGTGCGCCTGCGGGCAGCGCCTGCGGGGTGCCGCTCGGCAGCGACTCCAGCTCGGGCGCGTCTCCGCCCTCCTCGCGCACGTGCAGCCGGAGCAGCGCCGTGGCGGTGGCAGGCTCCACGCCCTGCTTGAGCGCGATCATGAGGAGCATCTCCTCCAGGGAGGGCGCGTCCTCCGGCGCGAACCCGAGCGCGTCCCGCAGCGCCTCCGGCCCGATGCCCAACCGGTCGAACGCGTCCAGCGCGTCCTGCCTGCGGTTGGGGTTCTCGGTGAGCCCGCCCAGGTCGTACCACGCCCGGATGAGCTTGACCTCCTCGGGCGGAAACCCGCGCTTGATCAGGGCGCGGCGCAGGAACGCCTGGGTGAGGCTGTCCACCATCATCCGCGCGCCGGGCTCCAGGTGGTGCCGCGCGGTGGCGGAGTCGATCTGCCAGGCCGTCCAGTGGTTGACCTCGGCCATGCCGGTGACGATCTCGGGCGGCACGTCCAGGCCGTTGGCCATCCGGCGGAGCGCCTTCTCCTGCTTGTCCAGCAGGGTGGGGGAGTCCTCCCGCTCCAGGCTCAGGTGCTCCAGCCCCTCCAGGTCCGGCAGCTCCCCGATGATGACCACCGGCGCGATGGCACCCGGGTGGCCCTCGTTCGAGATGGGCGCGGTCAGGCTGGCCGTGAGGTTGGCGACGAACGCGGAGGCGGCCTCGGCTGGGGTGGTGGCCGTCGTCTCGTCCAGGGTGTTGTTCGACTTGGTCAGCCCCCTGGGCACTTTCAGGATGCCGTTCGACGCGATCCGGGACCGCGCGACCGCCCGCAGCTCGCGGCCGATCAGGACGATGTCCTCCAACACGTCGATCATGGCCCGGAGCGGGGAGTCCGCGAACCGGGCGCGCTGCGGGTGCGGCACCCACAGCCGGTACAGCTCCTCGCGGTCCAGGTCCACCTGGCGCGCGTAGCCGGCCAGGGACTCGTCCTCCACGGTCACCGAGGTGATGCCGATACCGACCTCGGACACGGACCGGATGGACCAGACCTCATCTCCGGTGGTGGGGTCCGTGCGGGCGTGGAGCCAGCACTCCCCCGCCGCGTCGAAGTTCTCCGACCACACGCCGAGGAACGAGTACCCGGCGGACAGCGGCAGCCGCGCCAGCTCCTCCTCAGCGGCTGCGGCCAGGTCTTCCGACACCGTCACCCGGGCGCGCTTGTCCGCGTCCTCGTGCTTGCGCAGGGAGAGCGGGATGGGCTCCTCCGCGTGCGGGTTGTCGGGGTCGATCTGGGCCGCGTAGATCGACATGCGGGACAGGGCGCGAGCGCGGAACTGGAGGGCGAACCGCAGCTCCCCGATGAGGTCGCGGTACCCCCACGCCAGGGACTGCCACTCCTGGCGGTTGCTGGCCATGCTCCGGAGAACCTCCGGGTTCATGGTCTTCTCGATCTTCACGCCGGACGCGACGAGCACCGCCCCGCCCTGGCCGCTCGTCCGCTCCGCGTGCGAACCGGAGGCGGCCTGCCTCCGGAACACGTCCCTCACGCCCACGTGTGCGCTCCTACTCGTCGTGCAGGGACAGGAACCCCACCACTGCGGAGGACGCCAGCGCGAGCGCGAGCGGACGCCACCAGCGGCGGGTGACCGGGAACAGCTCCAGGGCGACCGCGCCCGCGCTGATCCAGAAGCCGGCGCACCACGGGCACTCGGTCAGCGGCAGGAGCGGGTGTTCCTTGCCCTCGTGCGCGTGCTCGTGCGCGATGAACCGCCGAGCCATGGCGGCTCGCAGCTCGGGCAGCGGCGGCAGGTCGTCCTTCAACCACAGCCGGGTGAGCCGGTAGGCGGCACCCACGGTGACGGCTGCCCACAGCGGCGTGGTGGCGTCGGTGCGCACTCAGCCCTCCTCGGTCGGCCAGGTCTGGACGGTGCCCGCCCAGCTCGGGGACCAGTCGCGCAGGTTGCGCATGCTGCACCCGCAGCCGCCCAGGGGAGTGATGACCACCGCGCCCTGCTCGGTCGTGAGCGTGATCCCGTTCCGTGCCTTGATACCGGTCGGGGGCTCCGGAGTCGCGCCGTAGTTGACCGGGGCGAACCACGCGGGCGTGGGCTCCCCGTCCTGCCGGGGCTCCAGCGGGACGCGGTCGTACACGTACACGCCCTCGGGCGCGGTGAAGACCTTCACGTTGTTGAGCTGCCGGCGACCGGCCACGCCGTTGGTGACGGTGGGCACGCTCACGATGGCGGGGAACCACGAGAGGTAGACGGCGCTTGGCGTGGGCACAGGCGCGGCGGCCACCGCCTTGGCTGCCGCCGCGCGCTTGCGGATCGTGGTGTTGGCCATGGCCTACTCCTCCGAGGTCAGGGAGCCCTCAGCATAGGCGAGACCCCCGCCGGACTTGGGTGTCCGGCGGGGGTCTGCGCAACTCAGGCCGCGACCGCGAGGAACGCAGCACGGTCGGTCGGGCGCTTGGGGCCGCCGTTGGCGGTGTACGCGCGGAGGGCGCGGTCCACCTGGCGGGCGGTGTAGACGTACGTCGGGAAGAGGGCG